CAGGGATTAAAACGCCATTTGGATTGTAGTCGATAGTTCTGAAAATCCCTTTTTGGATAACAGCATTGAGCATATCTGCCGTAACGTCCTGATACATTCTTGTACCACGATTCCAAGCCCTTGCTTATGTGCCCCCCTGCCCTCTTGATATAGACAGGCCGTTTACAGAAGATTGTACAATGTCAATCTTTATGATTTCCTTGTCACGTAACGAACTTATCATAACAGCGTAAGCATAATCACCCGGATTATCCAATCATTTAGGATAATCGAATATACTTAAAAGCCTGATTGTTGTAGCCGAAGAATCTATGGCTTCAATCATTGATGCTGTTTCGTTTTTAAACCCTATAGTCATAAATCACGCAAAGAAAACAGGGGTTGCCATCAATTCGTGCCGTGTCCGTCCGGTAAATTTCTTCATCATAGCCGTAGCCCTGGCCGCTTCGTACTTTTCCTGAAAGAACGCCCCCAACTGTGGATTCGTCCATTCCATGCCCGGCATTTCCAGCAAGGCCGCTTTTGCCCCATCAGCAATCGCCTTCTGATAATCCCGCCATAGAAAGTCCTGCACCGATGTTGCCGTTGTAAGCGGTTTCAGGCACACCCAAACTTTCAGGCCCCCGGTAACATTCTCGTCCGGTTCGTAAATAAGGCGAATGGAATCGGCCATGCCGACAACATACCTTGTGGATCTTGTTGCCACCACGTCCCGCCATTCAACGCAGGTTTTGTTCATTTCGTTTACGGATGTAGGGAATATCGGAACGCTGTCAACCTCAACATAATCCACCCCGGCAATATCGCCGGATGTCGAAGCTAAAGTATAGGTGTGAGTGCCGTCAACAATATTAATGGCCGTCAACATATTCTCGTCCCATAATAGGGTATGCTGACAAAAGTCACGGCAGGCATCCACAACGGCCCGCTCAATCACGGGATCAGGGCACATCGGCATGGCCCCGGCAATATATGGTATCCATTCGGTTACGTTGGTAGCCATCACTTCCTCCTGCCGGTTTGAGCATCCTTCAGGCCAAGATTCTGAAGCAACCGGTTGTAATATATCTGCGATCTTGTGGTATTACCCGGCATGTCAGAATCATCGTCATAGGCATGAAACAGCATTGCGTCGGGTATTGCGCCCACAAACTCATCGCTCAAGGGAATCTTATCGCCTTCCCAAAGCCCCTCAACATCATAAGTAGTTGTAGGCGGGGTCGCAGAATTTACGCACTGAACGTATGGAGTGCCGTCCGAAGGCGGATAAACAAAGAAAGATGCGTCCATGCCGGGTATCCGCATAAAATTCTTGATAACAGCCGCAGCGGTTGTAGTACTCCAATTCGGGAACATCTTATTGAACGCATCAAGAGACGCTTCCCGGATAGCCGCACCCGCAGTTGTGCCGTTAGTCCCCATGTTTCGAGGAACGCCTACTAAAGCAAGGCCATCCGAAGGGATTGACTGCTGTGTGCCGGATGCTAATTTTATTGAGGATGTTATCGTGTATGCTCTTGGAATGAAACTTACAATAAGCCTTAACGAAAGGTTGTAAAAGCCGATCAGGTCGGCCTTGGTATAATCGGCGTTGGACTCATCGAGCAGCTTCTTTTCGACAATATTCACCATGTAGCCCACGGTCAAGGTTGACATTATTCACCTTCAAGTAGTTTGATTTCCGCCTTGAGCTTTACGGCTCCCATAGAAAGGTAAAGATGATCCGCTTTCTCGCCGAACTTTTCCCTGGCATAGGCCAGCATTCCGGTAGCCTTCATTTCGTCAAGCGTCTTTTCCGCCCCTTCTTCCCCTGCCGCCTGTTCCGGTTCCATTTCTTTTTTTATCTCGTTTATATTGCCCATTGTAATGTTTCGGGCAACATCTTCAGGCACGTCAAGGGCTTCCATAATGTTTTTTATAACCTCTTCCGAAACCCCCTGCGGCTCCGATCGCCGGGCAATAAGCCCCGCTGCTTCCGGCGCTGACACCATATCTAAAAGGTTGCCGTCCTTATCGCATGGATGAAGGTCTTCATGCTTCGTGAGTTCCGGTGTTGCGGCGTAAATATAGGATTCTGTTTTTCGTCTTAAATATTCAATAGCCATAACTTACATCTTCCAAGTTAAAGGGGAAGGAAGCTTTTTAAGGCCCCCTCCCCCAGATTAATTGTTAAATGCCGAGTTGGCACAACCAGCCGAAAACGAACAGCTCAAAATCACCGTCCGTGGCGTTTGCCGTGATGATCTCAACGTCGATAGTATCGGCAGCATAAAAAACTTTGCCGTTTGACCACGAATCTGTCTCAATGGTTGTGGCGCAAGTTCCTGCCGTGCCGTCAAGATCGAAGCTGGCAATTGCTTCCGCTCCACCCGCAAGGCCTACCTCGCAGTTACAGGCATTGGTAGTCGCCGTGATAATCCGTATCATGGCCTTATCAAACACAAAGCCAATCGGAATATCAATTGCCTGGATAACATCGGCAATGGTAATGTACCCATTTGTCGTCATCGTGGCGTCCGCAGCAATAATGTCAGCTACCGTAAGCCGTCTGTAAAAGCAAACCGGCTGGGCCTTCATCCAATGCGGATCTGGTCCGCCCGTACCGCTTCCGTCACCCGTATAATTTAAAGTCGCCATTGGTTTAATCCTCCTTTCAATTTATTTTATTAACTGGCCTTTTTTACGCACGCATGAACCAAAGCCTCCGGTTTGATCACTTTATACCCGTAAACCTGAAGACCTCTCATAAGATCCCCAAAATCGTCCGGGTTTTTCAGCGTCTCGTTTTTGGTCAACTGCGATGCAAAAGTAATAGCCGACGGATGCCCGGCAATGATGTTATGCTCGGTTCCGCTTACGGTTGTGGCAATGCTGTTGCTGTCATAGATCGTAAACCTGCCGATCATGCCAAGCCGCCCATTTCTCAAAATGGACGTACCATCGCCGGCTAACGAAGCATCCTTGAGATCCGACTTCATAATCATGCCGCAGAACAAAGGCGGCAGGACTACCCATCGTTGAGTTTGCGGAACATTCTGCTCCTGAAGCACGGAGTTCATATCCACCAGCAAATCAAGGATGTTTGTGGAATCCGCAAGATACGGAGTTCCGGTTACGCCCATATTGTAGGCCGAAGAAACCAGCCCGGCAGTTAAGCCTTTATTTGAGGCATGGGCGCTGGCATATACGTTTGCCAGAATGTTTGTGTCAGTCGTAATGGCAAGCTGCTCTCCGGCATCATCCGTCCATCTCTCAACGTACGGAAGGTCAGCCTGAAGCTTCTCAACATCGTTGATAGCCATTGCGTAGTAATAACCTTTGTCGATCAGAAGATCGACTACGGTCGCCGCGGGCCGCTCATAGTTCAGCTTCATCCCGATGGTGTAGGCGGAAATCGTGATGTCCGGTACGGTACGGATGTGAACCGTATCGCCATGACTCTTGATCTCCCCCTGGTAATCGGTATTGCATATCGTCCCAAAAACTGTCGATTTGTAAAATTTTACTAATACTTTTCCGGACCAAATTTCCCACCGCTATTTTAGCGGCCAGACTATCGCATCAATTCAATATTTGCTTTGGCTTGTACTGTTTTCGCTTATAGCACCTTTCGCATAATCCATTAGCTTCATGTGGTTTGTCCGTTGTTCCACATTCAATACAGGATTTTGCTTTAAATGATCAATAACTATAACCCTCACAAGCCGTTATTTCCTGAATCGCCGTTTCGCTTAGTCGTTGTGGGTCAGCTTTTAGTAGCCTGAATTCACACTTCATGGCATCTGCTAATTCCATAGTGATCTGCCCACGGATATTATCAAAACACCAGATAGCAAGTTTCATCTGTTCGTTTTTGATAAAGCAATGCTTTTTTATGTTCTGAAAAAGAGATCTACATTGAGTTCTGTCGTTCAATCTCCACCTCCACGTTGGTTTCCAATTTGGATTTTCACGACATTCATAATAGAGTCTGCCCCCATAATTATTTTGGAGCATATCCAGAAGATATTTACAGCTTTCCGTAAGTGTGACTTCAAGACCGATCTGTGGATAGATGGATTTTTTCTTTTCTCCACCATGTTTTCCTTGAGAGCCAAAGACTTCTCTAATTCGGAAGCCAACCCTCACACATCCTTCACCATCGACCAGTCCTGCTACATATTTCCAACTTAATCGCTTCATTGAAGATTAACTCCTGAACGCTCTTGGATTTATTTATTGGCTGTTCCCTCTGGTTCCAGCACCCAAAGTCTGGTTCCAGTTATTTAGAAACGGTTTTACATCCCCAAAATTATAGGTCAGGGATATATGTGCCCGAAAATGATGTAATCCCCTGGGTCACTGGGTAAACTGCTGTCATGTTTTTATCCTCCTATATTATCTTGTTATTCTGCCTTCAAGGTTTGCCTGTAGAAGTTCGGCATCAACCTGTTTGGCAAGTTCTGGTTTGTTTGCGTACTTTCCCCGCGTGTAGTTGGAAGCTTCGGCCAATGCCATTTGCTTGTAATGGTCATTTACCTGAGATATGGTAAAAATCTTGTCGGATGCCGGCATTAATTGCTGCCTGTCCTGAGAAACGACTTTAGTAACCGGGTCAACCTGGCTTCTCAAATCCTTTCTTTTGGCCGGGTCAACCCTTGCCGGTTGTAAATCCGCAAAGTCCTGGTAAATCTCAATTACGGCCTGAAAATCCAACCGCTTGGCAGCGTTGTCCATAATAGCCTGCCTGGTTGCGCCAGTCCCCGGAACCTTTGAATTCATAAATTCAATAAACTTCGGATTCACGTTTACGGCCTCAATATCAGGCACAGCCTTATAAACCCGCCCTAAGAACGATTCCCAGGAATTCTTTGTTTGCCCCTCTTTCAGAACATCCAGGTCCTTCTTGATGGTTTCGGCCTGGTATGCCGCTGTCGTTGCCGATACGTTACGAACTAAATCAGCAAGAACGTTTTGCACTTCTGGGTCCATCTCATCTTCCAGCCTCGCCATTTGTTCTTCTGTCAAGAACTTGGAAAGGTCCAGCTTTTGAGATACAGGGCCAACACCCGGTTGTACTTTGGCGCTTTCGAGTTCCTGGTTGGCAAGCTCCAACTTCCGAACTTTATCGGCCAAATATTGATTCGTTTGCCTGGTGTCGTTGACTTCAGCATTATATTTCCCTTGCAGGACATTGAACTTCTGCTGAAGCTTGTCCATTTCCGACTCTGGTTTTACCTCCGGCTCTTTTGGCTCCGGTTCCGGCTCTTTTAACTCCGGTTCTGCCTCTTTTGCCGTCGGCTCCGGGTTTAATTGTTTGTTCAAAAGTTCATCAGCCAATTTGCCCGCTTCCTCTACCTGTTTTGGTAATCCCATAATATTTACATCCTTTCTCGTTGGAGTCGGCTTCAGAATTTGGCCTTCACCCTGAAACCGGTATTCCAATGTTAAAGTTTTGCCGTCCGAGTTGTCTCCAAAGGAGTCTCCAGTGTTCGGAGCGGCCAATAAAAAAGCCCCGATGGATAGTTGAAATTATCATCTACCCAACGAGGCTTTAAATTGCGTTGCTGGCTTAACCTGATACGCTACCTGAAAGGTGAGGTATCAGGTCGTTATATAGTTAAATCGGCTCTCCCTTTAAAATCTTCCTGAAAAGAGACGCCGCAAATTCAAACGCTCGTATAAGCGCCTTGACTATGGTTTCGTTCTCGATTTTCATATTATGCCAAATATGCCGCCTAAAACATGGCATAGGGTTCGCAGAAGAGCCAGCTAACTTCAGAAGCTGAGAGAGCCCGATTGTAAATGCAAACTTCGTCGATGAGGCCAGGAAAATAACCCCCGTTAACAGGATTATATCCTATTCTCATTGGATATGGTGAGTCATGTACAATTTGATTATAATCAGCTGAGGCAGTTGTTGAACTTCTTAAAATTCCATTCACATATAATTTGATAGAACGGTCAGAAGGATTAAATACTGCGACAGCATGATACCACTCACCAACATTAGTAGTATAATTAATTTGGTACTCTTGAATTGAAGAACCGTTTGTAAGTTCTATTATAAACACTAATAAATCAGTATTAATATAGTATCTCAGTAGCCATCCCCTACGTAATTGACTATTAGCAATAAAGTACCAATTTCCTATAATACCGTCTGCGTTTACTGTGTCTTTATAATTTCTTTTGTACCAACTTGAAACACTCAAAGCACCTGGCCATTCCAAGTTATCCCCGCAATCTATATAATCATTTACGCCGTCAAACTTTAAACCAATCCCAGTCCTTCCAGGATTCCAGCCTGAATCAGGCGTTGGCGGAATTGCCATTTCCGTAAGCGTTCCGTGATTGCCCCTGCCGGATAAATCGTGAGCCCTTCCCCCAGC